GATATAGTGCTTACAATTTCCAATCAGGATCAGGCAGATGCGATACTCGATGTTATTCGCAAAGCAGATGACGATGGCAATTTCGATTTTTCTTTCAACGTGAAAACCCTCAAGACTCCTCTCGGAGTTAGTGAGCATTCCGAAGAAACCATCGGCGACGACGTGATCCGTTTAACAGGATTTGATTACGACGGATAACACAAAGGATCCGGATCTGTAGACCGTCGACGCGATAACCGTCGACGGTCTTTTTTTATGCCTGCCCATCTACCAACCATCGATGCCTGCCTGCCGAACCTGCCTACCTGGTATCCTGCCGGAGCTGGCACGGTGACCAGGATGGATACGAGAACTAGCAAGAACACCGATGGCTATCTGCCTGCCTTCTCAACTCTGCCATAACTGTCGTCGTTCTGCCTGCCTGCCTGGCGATAGACTACCGATCTATTGGCGGATCCTATGCCGTACTATTCGGCGGACTTGCGGAGACCGTGACAGCTTCGGAATTTATCCCGACCACCACCAAACCCCACCACCCCGCCGGCCAGGGGGGTGTACCCGCCCCCTACCCCCGCCCACCGCCCCTTTATTACCTCCCCTATTCCGCACTTCGGACCAGGTCCGGCTTTGATCGCCGCGTTGATCCGCAGGTACGTTGTTACGAAGTATGTTTTCCGGCCCCCGCCTTCCTCATTCTTGTGATGGGTTAGACAATTTCAAGAAGAAGATTTGAAAACGGGAGTTGGTGGAGGAAGATGGAGTTAGTTAATTTTGAAAAAAGGGCGAGGGGGAGGATAGATATGGAGAGTTCAGCTCATGCGGAAATTTATTCTTCTTTTGGGTTTAATCTCGTTACCGTTTTTGGTTTTCAGCCAGGACTACGGTGGTTATTCTGAGCCGGAGTATCTTAACGGGGATGTAACGATGGACGGGGTGTTGTGTTTTGACGACCCTGTCTCGATCATCTTCGCTTTGTACAGTAGGGGTGAGCCTCTACCCTGTTCGGATGTCGCGGACGTGAACAGGAGCGGGGTAGTGGAGTTGGGGGATGCGTTGCTGCTCTTGAATCACATATTCAGGGGTACTGCGATCCAGGATTGCTGGGTGACTTGCGGGGGGTTGGGTATCGAATGAGCAGCCCAGGAGCGGTCAAGTCGCTTCCATGGGCTGTGAAGGAGTTGAGTCGGAACGTACACCAGATCAGCTTTACGAGCGAATCGAGGGACGGCGTAGGCTGGGTGTTATTGCGTTCTGACGCGCACCACGACAACCCATCGAGTGACAACAAGTTGGAGGAGAAGCACTTGCAGCAGGCTTTAGAGCGCGGTGCTGCGGTGGTGGACAACGGGGATGCTTTTTGCGCTATGCAGGGCAAGTGGGATCCCCGTGCTGACAAGTCGGCCTTGAAGCCTGAACACCAGGTGGACGATTACCTTGACGCATTGGTTTCGACCTATGCTGATTTTCTCGAGCCCTATGCTTCGCAGTTGGCTGTGTGGGGAACAGGTAACCACGAGACGAGCGTGTTATCGAGGAGAGAGACTAACCTTACGACCAGGCTCATCGAGCGTTTACGGACGAAGACAGGTGCCAGTATCTACGAGGGTTCGTATACAGGCTGGGTGTTCCTGTCATTGGTGAGGGGGAGCAGGAAGGACAAGCGGGCGGGAACGACTCGCACGGTTCGCCTGTGGCGTACCCACGGCTATGGAGGCGCTGCTCCTGTAACGAAGGGAACGATCCAGACGAACCGTCGAGCTGTGTATGCTCCCGATGCTCAGATCCTGATTTCCGGCCATACGCACCAGGAGTGGTATTTCCCTATCCAGCGGATGAGGGTGAGTTCCAAGGGGCGGGTGTACCAGGACACGCAGTGGCACGTTTCCCTGCCGAGCTATAAGGACTCGTTCAAGGACGGGTACTCATACGGTGAATGGGCTATCGAAAAAGGTATGCCACCGACTCCTATCGGCGCAGCCTGGCTGAAGTTGTACTGGGAGCGTGACGAATTGAAGTTCGACATCGAGCCGGCAAAGTAGTATTCTTCTGTACCCATTCACTTACCGACCCCCGGTTCATACCTTTCGCCGGGGGTTTCTTTATGCCCTGACCTTATTTCGCTTTTTTCGCAGCCTTCCGTTCCAGGTAATCATCTCTCAGCGCCTCAAAGACTTCGTGTTCTCGAGGTCTTCCTTGTTTGTGTTTTTCGCAGTCCTCCATCATGTACTCCAGCGCCCTCTCGAAGGATACGCCATTCTTTTTATCCCCGAAGATGGGCGCGTAATCCTGGGCTACCGAGGTGCGCTGGACACGGTTCTGCCCCAGCCTCCATCTTTTCTTTTCGAGGAACCAGGTGCCATCGGCGTTTGGCTGGAACCGATAGTACATATGTTCATCGTTATGGTAGGGCTCGTCTTGGGGCGTTTCGATAATATGCCATTGCGACTTCCCAATGAGTTCACCTTCGCTAATGGTTCCTTTTTCGATCCAGAATGTAGTCATCGCTTACCTGCTCCTTTTTGTTATTACGGTCTGAAAACAACCAGCATAGATAAGAGGCGCGAACGGGGTGTTTGTCTGGATAAAAATAAAAAAAAGATCAGGACGGGCAGGCTTCAAAGGTGGTTCATGTCCGTGAAGTGAATTGCGGCATCCGTCTGAAGTCCTTGGCTTTCCATAAGAGGTCGGCAAAGTCCTTTCATTTTAATGGTAGCAAAACGCCCGTCCTGGTCAGCCGGTATCTCCACACGGGAGATCAGTTCCGCTTGGGTCACTTGTGCATGGCCTTCTTGTTTCTCTTCTTGCCGTACTTCCTCGCCGCCGCCTTACCCTTGCTGCTGGGTATCTTTCCGACTTTAGGCATAGGTCCGTCCTTTCAGTTCTCAGGGTCCATTGTCATTCTTCACCGCATTGCGTTCTCACGCACTTGCCAAGACCGCCGAAGGTCAGCAGGACATTGCTCCACTTGGCGTTGTAGAAGTACAGGATGCTGGCATAGGGGTTGGACTTGCAGATGCTGCCGTCAGGCTTACCGAACCGCAACCGCTTGCGTATGAAGCACAGCCCCGTCAGGTAGGGGTTGAATACCGACTCCTGCCAGTACTTCTGCTCCCATCGGGAGCCCGGCAACAGCGCCACTATCAGCTCGCCGTCTTCAGACTCGTCGCGAATCTTCCGAACGAAGGCTTTGATCTCTTTACCGTAGGGCGGGTTGACGAAGGTTCCGTTGACCCAGTCCAGGCTCTCGCCCTGCTTACAGTAGAACTCTTCAGCGCCCGTGGGGTTCGCCTCGTGGGTAGCGGCATCGAGCGGGATCCTCGGCTGACCCGTAAGCTCGATGGCGAAGTATTCCTTTACCAGCTCTATGATTGCCGGCGGGGTCCACCATTCGGTGTCCTTGCATTTCTTCTCGACCAGGTTCGCCATCTTCTCCTCCTCCCGTCTCTCAAATTCTTTTCGGACTATTTCAAGATAGGTTCCCCTTGGAACCTGGACCCTGCTGTTGTGTAGATCGACTATTTCTTTTTCACTCGGTCTGAGGGGATTGGTTTTTACCCAGCTCAGAAACCATTTTCTGTTCTTCGCCATGATAAAAAGTTCGCCCTGCCAGGGATAGGATAGTTGGGTCTAAGTTGATGTTAGGTTCCATGCAAGAGGCCATAAGCTGAAGAGAAAATGGCACTCGGGTGTGGCAGGGCGAACGGGGTTCTATTCATTCATAGCTTTTCGGCAGGTTTTCTATCTCCTCTAGAAATTCCCTGGTGTAGGCGTAGAAGGTCCATTTCTCGCCCATGAGTTGCTCAACGATCTTCTCCAGCCGGGCTTTGACCTTCTCCTGGAAGTAGGTCGCCTCGTCTTCGTCTATATAGACCAGGCATATACTGCCCGGCCTTGAGCCAACGGTTATCCCGGCGCTGACTACGGCACTGTAAATAGGGACGCTGCGGGCCGCAAGCACCCGCAGAATCTCCAGCCACGGGAAAATGACGAACAGGTTGCCGTCCTGTTTCGTCTCGAACCTGGAGTCGCGCTTTTTCTCGAACATTGAGGGTCTCATTCAGTCTGCGTTTTCGAGCTTCACTTTCAGCTCCGCGTTCTCCCTCTTGAGTTCATCAAGCTCCTTCTTGAGTCGCCCCTGTTCGTCCTCTGCGCTCTTCAGTATATCCGAATTACCCGCGGCATACTTTTGTTCAATCGTTTTTTGCTGTCGGGCCAGGTTGCCGGCCATCGTGATGTACTCCCGACAGGTGGCTATGGCCTTGACCAGGTGGTTCGGGGCTTCGCAGAAATACTGCGCTATTCCGTTAAACCACTTCTGGGTCTCAGCGGCCATGCCCTTGTGGCTCACGATAGCCCCGGTGCGGTATCGAAGTCCCTGCTTCACCAACCCCGCGTAGATCCCTTCGAGTTTGTCGAGATCGTCGGAGTCGAAGAGATCAAGTTTCGTTGGTGTCTCCGTTTCCGGTGTCTTCGTGGTCTCCGTCATCTACAGTCTCCTCGTCTTCATCGGGTTCTTCTCCTGCTTCCTGGAGTTTTGAAAGTTCGCTTTTGGCGCGACGGTAAACAGACTCTGCCTCCTCGAGCTTCGCCTTCGCCGACTGCCAGTTCCTTGTCCTGTTCTCCTTGAGCCAGTCCTGCACGTCAACCAGGTCGAAGCGTAACCTTCGCCTTAACGGTGACGCGCTGATATTCACGCACGGCAAGCCCTGCACAACGAGCTTCTCGATAACGAGTCGAGAGCATTGCAGATGCCCTGACACCTCCTTAATCGTCAGCATCTTTCTCCTCCTTGTCTGGTAATAATTCCAGGTACTCTTTCAGGCTGGTCGTTTCTACCCATATCGGAGTGGCCTCACCTGCCCACGAGCCGATGCTGTTGTACTCTAGGTACTCTTGAGCTTCGTCAGGGGTAGACCCTGCTTCGACTAGTATGTCGATGCACTTGTCAATGGAGTAGACAGCAAGTGTCGGCTGTCCGCATCGGCGACCAACTCCAATGAAAGCATCATCAAAACCATCAGCTAAAAGCATATTGGGGAAGAATTGTACTGAAAAATCATCCCGCTGCCCGTATTTATTTTATATATGGCGAAGAAAGCGAAGAAGAAAGCGAAGAAGAAGCCTGAGTCTCCCATAGTCGATAAGCTCAAGTCAGCCGCTGGGAAGAAGCGGAAGCGGAACAAGAAAGACCTCACCAGCCGGGAAGGGCATATACAGAAGCTCATCGATATCGTTGAGGATCCGACCACCGAGGACCGTAACCAGTTGGATGCTATGCGGCAGTTGGCGAAGATCTCCGGCCTCTCCGACCGCAAGCTCGACCTCTCGAGCATGACGATTGATGATCGGGTGGACCTGGTCATGGATACAGTTGCACCCGTCCTCGCTCTTCTGGGGTTTAAGGTAATTGACGACAGGGAAGAAGAGGCAGCATGACGAGAGCGAAAAAGCAGACCGTCTCCGCGACCGCCCTGGCGCAGGTGGACATACTCGAAGCTATCCTGACCCCCTGCCAACTCGTCCTCGAAGCGAAGAACCACCCAGGGTACTTCTATGTCCCTGACACCAACCCGAAACGAAACCAGCTCGGGTTCCACAAGTCCAAGCGTATGCACCGTGTACTGCTCGGGGGCAACCAGAGCGGGAAGTCGAGGGCCGCAGCGCAGGAGATAAGGTGGTGGGGTATGCAGGACCACCCGTACCAGAAGACCCCGTCAGCCCCGAAGATCTGGGTTATCTCGGCTTCCTACACCACGCTCGAGGAGGGCATCTGGAAGCACCTGCAGGACATCATTCCAGGCTGGGAGATTAAGCGCAGGGGTCAGATCATTCCCCACACCGATATCCCGCAGAAGGTGATCCTTCGCAGCGGGGCTGAGATCAGGTTTATCTCCGCTGTGGGTAGCAACACCGCTCGCCGGAAGACGCAGGCTGCTGCCATTGACCTCCTGGTCATTGACGAGGAAGTCGAGGATGTGGTCTACGAGGAGTTGATGGTTCGCCGGCTCGCCAAGGGTGCCAACTCAGTTGTCTCCGCTACGGCGGTGGAATCGGTCGAGTGGCTCGTGAACCTGGAGGAGCGGTACGAAGAGGGCGACAAGAATGTAGACCTGTTCAGGCTCGACACGAGAGAAGCTGCCAGGGCTGGTCATGTGGATAAGGACACCCTGCGGGACATCGAGGCCATGATCACCGACGAGGAGAAGGCGGTGAGGATCGAGGGGAAGACCCGCAGGCGGCACGGGCTCGTCTACCCGGAGTTCAGTCCCGACTTTATCTGTGACCCGTTCGAGATCCCCGACGACTGGGCGCGGTACATGGCTATCGACCCTGGCTGGAACATCTTCGCCGTCTTGTGGATAGCCGTCTCCCCCGACAGGCGTTCCTACATTTACCGGGAGCTGTACGAACACGCCACGACCGTTCGGACAATTGCCGACAAGATCTACGGGGCCGAGGGCTGGAGCCTCAACGGGGCGTGGAGGGACGATGGGACGGATATCTACGCAGCCAAGTGGCTCATCAACCCAGAGGTGTCAGAGATTATCACCCAGCGGTGGATAGACCCTGCTGAGTTCGGCAGCAACCCAGGCGGCGGTCTGAAGGTGGGGAACATCCTCGCTGGCGAACACGGGCTAGTCTGCGTTCCCGCGAGGAACGATGTTGAATACGGGATCGAGATGGTTCGTCGGACCCTTGTCCCTGGTTGGGATGGGATCCCGAGGACGCAGATATTCAGCACCTGCAAGAACTTCCTGAAGGAGAGGGCGAAGTACCGCAGGCGCAACCCCCGCACCTTCAGCCGGGACACGAACGAGCGGAAAGCCGCCCCCGTGAAGAAGGCCGATCACCTCATGGACTGCTGGCGTTACATCGTAGCCGGCGGTGCGGAGCCGATGGACAAGACGGATCCGATGTTAGAGAGGGCGTTGCTGGATGACTCTTGTCCGCATATCATGGAGCAGGGAACAATTTTCGCAGAGAGAACCCAACGCAATTGGGATAAAATCATGGAGAACCTGAAACAGGAACCCGCCTTGCCCGAGAACGAATTTGGACTTGGAGTAGATTACTAATGGCAGTCAACTACTACGTTGGGTCAAGCCCGACCATCCAGGTCACCTGCAAGGACAAGGTTGACGGCACGGTGATAGATCTCACCAACTACGATGTCGAGATCGCCTACTCCATCGATGGCGGGACAGTCACTTCAGACGTTGACATGACCGGCGTGGGGGGTGCGGCTACTGGGGTCGAGAAATATACTTTCCCAATCGCCAAGCTCGATTCTGAAGGCGACCTGGAGATCCAGATTATCCTTAAGCATTCTGATGGGACCACGGTACTAAAAAGCGACTTCATAAGACGAAGGGTGATTAAAGCCCTTGCCTAATAATGGAATCAGAACAACTTCTTGGCGCTCTCCACGAGCTGGACAAAAAAGTAGCGTCAATTGATACGGGCGTACATCACCTGCAAAGTGATGTCAAACTGCTCAACAAGGTCATTATCGAGGGGAACGGTGTCGCCTCTGTTCTTACCAGGCTCAGTCACCTCGAAACAAAAGTTGTGGACTTTCAGGAGTCCTACAAGGAAAACAGAGTCAATAGCAATCATGTGAAGGCCGCTCTCGTAACAGCGGTCTTCAGTTTAGTCGCAACGCTGGTAACAGCATTTCTTAAGTAGGAGGATTAGTTATGGCAGGATATTTTAAGGACTGGTGGGCTGAGAACCGTGAGCGGTTCAAGGCTGGCGTAGTGGGCAACGAGGCTGTCGAGGAGTTGGCCTGCACCGCTTTCTGCGCTGGTGGTGGCGAGGTCGAAGACCCTACCCCCCCCGAGCCGGCCCCTGCCCCCGAACCCGAACCGGAGCCCGAGCCTGAGCCGGACGACGACGATGACGAGGGTGACGAGGACGAGGACGAGGACGAAGAATGATCGAGTCTCTCTCTAACTGTGTCTTGCTGCTGCTGGGTGCGGCGATAAGTTTTATGAGCTTTCGCTACGCCCACAGATCCAACGAGGCGATCCTCAAGGAACTCCTGGGTCAGCTCAGGGCGCAGAACCGAGTAATTGCCGCTGGAGATCTACAGGTCTACGCCGGTATGAACCAGGTCGATAACAATGCAGATGAGATCCCCCGCCAGCCCGAACCTGAAACGTCTTTAGAGGAGGCTCAGAGACGGGAGCAGGAGATCGCCAGAGAGTTCGACCAGATCCAAGGCAACCTTTCACCAAGTCTTGAATAATGCCCATACTCAAAAAAGGTAATGTCACCAGTTATGCCAGCACCGACTTCGGCGCGGTAGACTTCAAGAAGGACGATACGATCTCTGACTTCGTCCAGGCTCGCTGGGCTTCAAGGGAGCAGCACAGGCAGTCCCTCGAGCGCCAGTGGTACTTGAACATTGCCAACTATTTGGGCCAGCAGTATCTGCAGTGGAACCCGGTGACGAAGTCCCTGTTCCTGCCCCGCCAACCTCGGCACAGGGTCAGGGCTACGGTCAACAGGCTCATGCCCATGGTCAGGAGGATTATCGCATCGACAGTCCGTCAGCGTCCGCAATGGACGGTGAGTCCTGCCACGGGTGAGTTGAACGACCGGATCACAGCGGGTCTCGCGACTGACTATCTGCGGTACTACTGGACCACGCATGGGATGAACGACAAGCTCATCGACCTTCTCACCTGGAGAAGTACGACAGGCAATGTGTTCGTCCGTGTGTTCTGGGATGCATTCAAGGGTGACAAGATTGCCGCCGAGCCTGAAGACTTCAGCGGCGAGAAAGCCCGTAGTAAAGAAGAGAAGAAGAAAGCGAAGAAGGCTGGCGAGGACTATCTCAGAAAGATGGGACTCGCTGGGCCTGAAGACGCTAAGGCTTCAAAGAAGATCGGCGTTGCCATCGGCGATGTCGATGTGGAGATATGTTCTCCATTTGAGATTGACCCCGACCCGGACGCGACGCGCTGGGAGGATGTCAGCCATCTTATACACACCAAGGCCAGGAGTATCTCCTATGTGAAAGACCGCTACGGTCTGAAGGATGATGAAGTTCAAGGTGATGACAATGAAACCGTCTCGCGGTTCTTTGAACGCCAACTCTCATCCTTGACTGGTCCCTCTAATTTTGGGTCCGTGTCCGCATGGGGAACTGCCGGCCAGCAAGGCTCTGGTGGTACTGTGCTGGTCCATCAGCTTTGGTGTAGGCCGACTCCCGATTACCCCAGCGGTTACTGGGCGGCGGTTATTGGGGACCGGGTGGTCAGGAAGGGTGAGAACCCCCCTGGCTTCCCGGTCTTCCCCTATGCCCATATCAGGGAGGTCGCCGTTCCCGGCAGGCTCTGGGGCTCCTGCGTTCTCGAGCAGTGCCTGCCAATCCAGGCGGCTTACAACAGGGCTCGTTCGCAGATCATAGAACACCTCAACGCCGTCTCCCGTCCGCAGTGGCTCATACCCAAGGGTAGCGGGATATCGAAAACGAGCTTCACCGGAGAGCCGGGTGAGAAGATCTTCTACACCTACCCGCTCAAGCCGGAGCTGTCGAGGCCGGGAGAGCTTCCCAGCGTCACGCACCAGAATATCAACCAGACCCTCGGCGACTTCGAGGATGTCTCGAGCCAGCACGAGGCGTACAAGGGGGCCACGCCAGGCAGGGTGGAGTCGGGTCTTGGTATCGCCCAACTGCAGGAGCAGGACGATGGCATTCTCGCCCCCGCCTCCATGTCCACCTCGGACGCACTGAGGGACATCGGGACCTGGACGCTACAGATCTCCGCTAAGAAGATCACCGAGGACCGCATGATCAAACTCTTCGGTAGCGACCGCACTTTCGATGTGCGCTACTTCAAGGGTGAAGACCTCCTTGGCGGCAGCAGCAGGACAGGGACCAACTACTTCGATGTCATGGTCGAGCTGGGGTCATCACTCCCCTCGTCCAAGGGCGCGAGGCAGCAGTTGGGTATCAGCCTTGCCCAGTTCGGCATTCTCAATCCCGGCAAGAAAGAGGATAGGGAGAAGCTCCTTGAGATCCTCGAGGTGGGCGCTGACCCGACCGATGTATCCCCTGGTCAGATGGACAAGCAGAACGCCCGCAGGGAGAACATGGAGATGATCACGCAGCAGGGACAGTACCTGCCTCCATCCTGGCCCTTCGATGATGACGCTCTGCATATCTCGGTACACAGGGAGTTTCAGAAGACTCCTGAATACTGGCAGATCATCCAGGAAACGGGTGGGGCCGAGAGTCCGATCCACATGATTTTCGAGATGCATATACAGGCTCACGCGGAAAGACTCTCCGCACAATATAATGTTCCACAAGAAGGCGAAGGTGGTCCAGCAGGCCCAGAGGGGCCGATGGGACCGGCAGGACCGGAGGAGATGGGTGGTCCAGCTCCAGAGGGTCCGATAGAAGAAGGCGGTGCGCCACTTGAAGGTGAGCCGCCAGTCGGTTATTAAGGAGGAGGAAGAATAATGGCCGAAGATGAAACCCAGGTAGAATCGACAGAAGAAACCCCGGCTGCTCCTGAGCCGGAACCGGAAGTCTCGAGCGAAGCGATTCCCGAGGACACGAAGGTTCCGCTGAACGTGGACGGCCAGGAACTCATGGTCACGGCGACTGAATTGAAACAGCTCGCTTACCATGGTGCGAAGGCGGTCATGGAGACTTATGCTAATATAGGCGAGGGGTCAGAGACTCCCGAACCCGAACCGACAACAACGGAGACAAGTAGCGTGGACGACGACGACACCGGAGAAAACACGGGCAGCGCGGTCCAGAAGCAGATGGACGATCTCAAGTCTGAGATCCAGGCGAACAAGGAAGCCCTGCGTCAGCAGGAGGTGTCCTTCCAGAGCCAGAAGATGTCCTCCGAGGTCGAGTCTTCCATCAAGGCTAATCCGATTCTTGCGTCTCTTTCAAAAGATGAACTTGAAGAACACAAGGTCCACATTTACAACAGAATGAGCCAGCGCAACGAGTCAGCGGAGCAGGCTGTGAACGGTCACGGCGACTTCCTGGGTGGGCTGGTGGACAAGGAAAAGGCGGCTTACCTTCGTAGTAAGCTCGCCGATCAGTCTGAGGCCGGCGAGGGCTCTGGTGGTGGAGTAACTTCCCCTTCGGAACCCCTGACTGGAGCGGATCTGAAATCAGGCAATGTTAAGAGGGCGGCATTTGAGTATCTCAAGTCGTCTATGAAAAGTGACTAAGTAGTCTTTTATTTTTTTGGTTGGCCTCCCAACTCGAATCGGTGGCATGGAGAGGCGGTTTAAAGGAGTCCGACCATGGCTTTTACAGGCATGAATCTTACCGATGCTGCGAATGTCCTTAAGACATTCTACATCGGACCCGTAAGGGAGCAGCTCAACCAGGGCAATGTTCTCTTGGCTAACTTGGAGCGCGATACCAGTCGCACTGCGTTCCGTGGCAAAGAGGCTTACATTCCTCTCCACACCGGACGCAATATAGGTGTCGGAGCCAGGGCTGAAAGTGGAACTCTCCCCGCTGCTGGGAACCAGGGTTACACCTCGTCCGTGTGGCACATGGCTTACCTTTATGGGCGCGTTGCCCTTACTGGTCCTGCCATTGCCGCTTCGCAAGGCAGTGAAGGTTCCTTTATTGAGTTGCTCGACAGCGAGATGAAGGGTCTGCTGCAGGATGTCAAGAACGATGTGAACCGCCAGCTCTGGCATGATGGTTCAGCGTTGCTGACTAACATTTCCACCGGCAGTTCTGGTACGAGTACGACCGTGACGGTCGATTCGACCAAGTTCCTGTCCGCTGGACAGATTGTCGATATCAAGAAGCGAGCCGACCTTGCTTCTACCACCCTCGGTGACACTCAGACCATCCAGTCTATCACCAGTGATACGGCTTTCGTGATGGGTACGTCTACGACGACCGAGGCTGATGAGGGCGTGTATGTTGGTGGAGTTGTCTCTGACGGTACGAGTCGGGAAATGTGGGGTCTTGAGGCTATTGTCTCGGATGCCGATCCCGCCAACCACGGTACGGAATCTGCCGCTACTCGTCTCGGTCAGATCGACCGTTCGAGCAACTCGTTCTGGAAGGCCAATGTGGTCTCACCTGCTGCGGCGCACGGCCTGTTGGACGACTCTCTTGTTCAACTGCAAGAGGCTTACGACGAGTCTGATATCGAGGGAGATGCCCAGCCGGGTATCATCCTTACTTCTCACGCTTGTCGTCGTGAAGTAGCTGGTGCGTTGACCGGCCTTCGTCGTTTCTCCGATCCTGGCAAACTCAAGGGCGGCTGGACTGGCATTGAGTTCAATAACGCCGTCATTGTGGCTGACAAGGATGCTTCGACAACGAACGATCCTGCCAATGCCAGTGCTGGTATCTGGGATCTCAGTGATGACGTTTATGTCGCTGGCGACTTCAACCGCTTCTACTTCATCGCTCCTGAGTCGATGCACTTCCAGGTGCTTGAGGACTGGCAGTGGATGGACGAAGGCGGTGTCTTGGTTCGCTCCGGTGTCGGAACGGCTGGTGTGGATGAGTTCGAGGCGACCCTGTTCTCTTACCAGAACCTGGTCTGCACTCGTCCCAACGCCAACACCTTGCTGACGGGCGTCGCGTCCTCGACCCAGGCGTAATTACTTTGCCTCCTTCTTGAGTCGGTCCTTGCACTCCTTCGGGAGTGCGGGACTGACATTTTTTAACTCGTGGAGGTGTTATGCCTGATAAGAAGAAGAAGAAACGGACAATCGGAAGACTGCGTGGCGAAGCTGAAACGCAAGCGAAAGAGGCAGCGATAAAAGCTGCCCGTGACCGCTGGCATCGGACATGGGAGGTTTATTCTGAAGCTGACGACAAGAGCCCTGGAAAGAAGGCGAAGACGGATGCCTTCCTGAAGGCATACAAACAGTATCTTAAACTCCGTCCGCCCGAGCCCACTCCTGCGGCAAAGCCAAAAGCTACTCCTGTCAAGAAGCTCAAACCATCTGCCGCTAGTCTCGATCTTCCAGTGACAGCCAAGCGCAGGAAGCGCCCACCTGCCGACAAGGTCAAGGTGAAGCGTGGTGGCTTGCGAGTGACCAGACCTCAAAGTCTGAAAAAGGCTATCTTTCGTAAAAAGAGATGAGGTGTTATGCCTGTTGCAGCTACAACAATGAAATCGCGGGTGAGGAGGGGATTCCCTGCCAGAGACCTGACAATGCGGAGCGAGTTAGCCACCGAATCCGCACCGAAGGCGCTCAGTAGGGGTTTCCTCCGTAACCTTTCCCTGATCGACAGGAGCCTCGAGATGTTCTGGGTTCCCCCCCTGCAGCACTGGGTGCTGTACAGGGTCGCTCGGAAAGGCCCGTGTCCTTCAGACGATATGCTCATCAAGGTCGCCAATATCATTGGACCCAGCGGCGAGTACCGTGAGCCAGGGGCGTGGGTCATTGCCCTGCTGCAGAAGATCGACCTCACCCGCAAGTTCAGTTCCGACCCCAAGCGAGCTGGGATGCTGTGGGCTGACCACATGGACAAGATGGAGGAGAGGCGCATCGAGATAGCGGACAAGAACTTCTCGAACGCCAACGCCGACATGGCGCACGAGCTTCGCAAGTGTTTCATAGGCAAGTGTACCTCTGAGAACACCAAGTCGATTGTGAGAGAGAAAAAGGGCAGTAAGATCATCTATGGACCCAAGGAGCAGGAAAGGATATTGAATTGAGTACCATCACAGGTGCGGCCTTAACTTCCGACTACACTCCTGCAGACAGGGGTCTCAAACTTGGCGAGATGCTTTCTGTGACCCGCGAGTACCTTGACGACCCCAACGGTCGCAGGCACAAACGCAACGTCCTGGTGAGGCATATAAACGCCGCTCAGGCCGACTGCAAGCGGGTGATAGAGCAGGCTGACGACAGCTTCTTCTCTGTGATGGTTGACCTGACCGTGGTGAGTGGTGACAACGACTACGAATTTGATCTTCCTGCAGATTTCTCGAAACTTTTGCACATAGAAAAGGTCGTCACATCCGGGACTCCTACGCCGGCTGTGCCGATCAACTTTGCTCGCCGACACCCGATAGGCGACGAGCGGTTCCTGCCGGAGGGTCTATCGACTCCCCCGACCTACTATCTCCGAGACGACAAGATAGGGATCGTGAAGCCGAGCGACAGCTACACGCTCCGTCTGTATTACTCGAGGGCGCTACCCAGGCTGGACGCTGACGCGGACACTTCGGACATCCCGAGCGACTATCACGACCTGGTCTGCCTGCAGGGGGCGAAGCGTGGCTTCGGTTCTGAGCAGAGGCAGATGCCCCCCGACCTTGAGGGGTTGCGCCAGGAGCTTACGGCCCAGCTAAGGACTTATGTTGAGGATCGGCAGAGGCAGTATCCGACCTTCGTAGATCTTCTTGAATAGACAGATATGCCGACACTGAGAGCGGGAGCAAGATTCATAGGACAGAACTCGCAGGGAGATGCGAGCGAGCTTCAGCCTGGCGAGGCTGCGGACTGCCTGAACGTGAACCTTGACAAGGGAACGATCAAGAAGCGCGACGGGTATTCTCAGGAACTCAACCTGTCAGCCGGCGGGGATATCCAGGGTATCTTCGATTGGGAGCAATCGGACGGAACCCTCATGCAACTCATCAAGGCTGGTCAGAAGCTCTACAAGATCACCTACGATGCAGGGACCGGGGTGAAGACTGCCGCAGAGTTGGGAACGAATGCTCTCGTGGCTGACGGCCTTGCTTCTTTCATAGCCCGCAGGGATCGGGCCTATGTCTGCGATGGCACGAACCTGAAGGTAACGGAAGGGACCAACGTCTACACGGCGCACATCACCCGACCGGGAGCGACCACCACGGCGGTAGCTACGAGTGCGGCTGGCAGCAAGCTGGACGGGGAGTACGAGTACAAGATCACCTTCTACGCTCCGGCGTGGGGGCAGGAGAGTCTCGCTTCAGAGGCGACCTCGAAAGTAGGGGCGAAGGATACTGGTATCCAACTGACCAATATCCCCGTCAGCTCGGGCGATGCTCGGGTTACCCAGCGCAGGGTCTACAGGCGCAACATAGCCCAGGGCGAGGTGACCTACCACTATGTGGACACCATCGAAGACAACACCTCGGTAGCTTACAACGACAATGTCGGGAACTTCGATACCTCGACTACGGAGATAGCCCCGGTCAGCGCGGACTTCACCGACACGAACTTCGCCTTTATGGTCAACCACCAGGATGTGACCTTCCTCGTGAAGAACAACTCCGACAGTCTCTACTTCTCCCGTCCCAACGAGCCGTGGAGCATAGTGAACTTCATACGGGTAGGCGGCGAGGGTTCAGCGGAGAAGATAACAGGGCTGGCGAGCTACGGCGGGATGCTGATCGTCTTCAAGGAGAAGTCGGTCTGGACCGTTGACGGGCTGACGGAAGCCACCTTCTTCACCCGCCCGGTGGTCAAGGGGATAGGCTGCGTAGGACATCATTCGATAGTCCAGGTGGACGGGCTTCTTTACTTCTGGGGCAAGGACGGGATCTACGGTTTCGACGGTAGCTTGCCCCGGAAGATCTCAGACCCCGTGCAGGATGTGGTCATGGGCAGGAACTACTTGCGGGATCACTTTATCGTCGGGGCCGAGGACGAGACGAACCAGTCGATCATCTGGAGCTACCCGGCGACAGGCTCCACGGAAAACAACAAGCAGCTCGTGTTCTTCTACGGCAACTCGAAGATGGTTCAGCGCCCCTCCTGGTCGCCGTGGGACATGGGCAATATCAACTACCTCGCGACGGTAACGACCACCAACCTGACGAAGCTCAGAAGGATATGGGTAGGGACCGATGGCGGTATTGTCGGTGAGGTTGCCGCAGGTCAGCTTGCGGACATCTCCGCGAGTCCTGTCTTCAGGTGGAGGACGGGCAAGTGGGACGGGAAGCTCCCCGAGTTCGACAAGGCGTGGTCGGCGGTGTCCTTCGAGCTGGTGCCTGATACCGACACGCATATCGAGGTTCGCTACTATCGCAACTCCGATACGGGGCATGAGTTTCTCGACTCGATATCCCCAACGGATGCCACGCACCACCTGCGGCTGAGTGAGAGGGCGAGAGACCTGACGCTGGAGTTGTACCAGGCTGAGAGCCAGTCGGTGGAGGTGACCTCGTTCACCCTGACTGGGGCTGGGGCAGGGAGGCCGAGCTAATGCCAGCGACCTACGGAAGATCATCAGTCCTGAGAATGGACCCTGCGATAAACCACGAGATCGACAAGCTCTACCAGATGATCCAGGCCCAGATCGGACCCGACCAACTGGATATGCCGGCGGTACGGCGGGAGATAGGCAAGCAGGTTACGAAGAGCGAGTCCCGTATACTTCGGGATGTCATCGATGGGGATACGAGCTTCACCAAGATCTCAGTTGGAGATCCCCTTATCGAGCCGGGCAATACGCTCAACCCGATCTATGCGATTCGGCAGACAACGGTGTCGATGGTTCTCTCGAGCCTGGCTGCGGGAGCGCAGGCCACGGCGACCAGTGCTGACCTGACAGACTTCGTGAACGCTCCAGCGGAAGACATCGTCTATATATCGGCTGCACCGACCGCCACGGTGACGAACGAGGAGTATGTTTCCTTCCGTCCTCATGTAGACAAGAACGGCACGGTATCGGTGGTTGCGACGAACAATCACGGGTCAGTTGCATATTCTGGAACTTTTAATGTCGTAGTTATGGGTGTCATCTTTGAGAATAGGACACAGTTAGTGACGGCCCAGACAGCGGGGACTACCGCTACGGCGCTCGGTCCTTCAGCTTCATAGGAATAAAATATGCCGCATATACCAGGTTCCCCCAAGCAAGGACACGAAGAAGATCGGCAAGGGCCATTCCCTCTTGTCGATGTCGGTGAAGGTATAGACCTCGGCGCACCTCCTGCCCCGCCTGCGGGAGGCAGAGCGGAGAGATTCCCCGCCTTGCAGCAGGAACTTGGTATCGGGGATCTGCGGGTAGGCGAAGTCCCGCTGGCAGAAGCGGAGTTGAATCTCAGGCGTAGGCAGGATGCGGAGAGGAGGCGAGGACAGGGACTCGACGCACTTCAAGGGGCTCTCAACGAGATTGGCACAACAGAGGGTGAGTTTGCTGCTCGAGAGGTCGCACTCCAGAGGCTCAGGGGCGGTGGGCTTGGAGCTGGTGCTTTGCGGGGTCAGCTTGCAGCGTCTCAGGAATCCGCTCTTCGTGCGATGTCGGACCAGTTCGCCCAGCGTGGAGTTGGTGGTGGAGTACCGGCTCTCGGACTGGCGCAGGCTCAGCGGACGGGAGCTATCCAGGCTGCTGGAACAGAGGCCGCGTTCAGGGAGAACCTGCAGCGGTCAGCCCTTCAGGACATCGAAGGCATGAACCAGGCGATTGGGCAACGCAGGCTTGCCGCGCAGGATCTTCTCCAGCGTTACCTCGGCGAATGGGAACTGCCGCCGATGGACTTCTCTGGGATGGCTATTGTTCCTGAAGACAGGACACAACTTGTTGGGGGTAGCTTGCCCGGCCAACCTGGAGCTGGCGATGGTGAAGCGGTTGATTTTGGAGAACCTAATACTTGGGAACAAGGAGGCAATCTCAACATGGGAAGGGTTCCTCCAGACGGCCACGAGTTTGCAGGTTGTGTTTATTACCCCGGCAACATCAATGATCCACCAAGGTATGTATGTCCGGAGGGTAATTTCCGAGCAGATGAGCGTAGGGGGGGATAGAGATGCCAAGCCAAAGAGGACAACGAAACCTGCAGCCGGCAATGCCCGTGAAAATGAGGGGTCCATACGGGACTCTCATCGGGTCGCCCATAGCGAATGTTCTCGCAGCGAAGAAGTCGCAGGAAGAAGCGGAAGCAGCCGACGACTTCGGCGGTCTTGGGGCTCTTCTCGGCACTATACTTGGAGGCCCAACAGGAGCTGCCTTCGGTGGTGCAATAGGCGGGATGGCAAGCTCACCTGGTCGTAGTGGGCAGCTTCCCATCCAGATACCAGGCGCGACAGGCATGGGGGCGGCACTCCTCGGTCAGGACGAACCCCCCGAAGCACCTGGTTGGCAGCAGGCGGCAGGGATAGCGAGTCAGGCGATAGGTCCGTTGCTCAACTCCCTGGGTCCGCAGGCAGCACCTCCCGTGGATCCGATGAGCCTTCCGTCAGGAGCGGGTGGCCCACCGTCTATGAGCCAATGGGGTGGCTACCAGCAACCGTCTGCTCTGCCGGCAAGCGTACCGCAGCCCCTGCCCCAGACGAGGGTTTCACCTTCGTTGTTCCCTGGCGGTTCAAACTTCGTTCCCGCAGGTGGAGGGTACGCACCGCAGGCACCTGCCCCACCGCGGCAGCCGTCTATGAGCGAATTGCCGGGAGCAACCTACCAGCAACCGTCTGCTCTGCCGATGGCCGCACGGACCCCGTTCCCGCAAGCCCCGAGTGGGCTCATACCGGGTGCGCTGGCGAACTTCAGCGTGTCCGACTTCCTGAACCCAGGTGTCCAGACACCGGACATAGTCCAACTGATCCAACAACAGATACTCGCAGGGATGGCATAGATGCCCAGAGGTGAAAGGCAGACTACAGGTACAGCTCAGGCGCTCCTCGGTGCGAAGCAGATCGCAGCACAGGAGAGGGCGAGCAAGAGGGCCACGGTAGCGGACTATGTTAAGACGGGCGTAGGCGCGTTGAAGTCGGTGGGTGATTACCTGCAGCAGAAGCAGTCGCTTGAGCAGAACCAGGACAAGATCAACTTGGAGAAGAGCCTGTTCTCCGCTCAGTACGGTGGCCCAGCGGAGCAGGAGGCGACAAGAGAGCGGAAGAGGCAGTTAGAGTTAGCGAACATCGGCTTGGCAGGAGCGCAGACTAAAGTCGCCCAAGGAACCGTCGAGGCTGACATTGCTGCGAAAAAGGCATTGGCCGCAAAGGCGGGATCGGAAGCCAAGATTAGCGAAGTCACAGCCCGATTCGCTGAACAGTTCGCCGGGGGCAAGTTGGAACTCGCCAAAGTTGAAAAGGACAAAATCCTTCAGGACATCGAATCGTCCAAGGCTGGGATTACAGATGCAGCGGAGGGAAGAAGGCTCGACGGTCTGAGACTGGAAGTTGAGAAGACCTACAGGGAAGCCCTGATGGCCGACATGAAGGAGAAGGGTCTTCTCTCTAAGAGGCAGATGAAGATCTTCGAGAAGAGGTACAAGGATGAGACTGATCCCGCCAGGCGCGTAGCGATGATGACGGAGTTCGAGAAACGAGCGGCTGAGTCGGGAGCCAGGAAGGCCGAACTTGATGTGGAGTTCGCCGAAGGGACTCTGGAGAACCGGATTGCCGACATAGCCCTGGACCTGAAGGGGAAGAGAAAGGATGTGAAGCGAAAGGGTTTCGAGAACGACACCGCCAAGATCGTAGCGCACTACGCTCGACTTCGGGAAACTTCTAGTATCGACAATGTGATAGCCCACACAGATCTTCTCGACCAGCAAATGAAGACTCTTATATCGAAGGCGAAAGATGATAAGGAGCGGTTGGCACTTGAGGGTCGAAGGGTCAAGATCGCAGAGGTTCACGGCAGGGCTGTTCTCGACAAGATGGAGAAGGATGGAACCCTTGCGGAAAAAGACTTTAACCTCCTCAAGGAAAAGTGGGAGACGACAAAAGATCCCGTCAAGCGTGAGGCGATGCTGTCACCCTTTGACAAGAAGATGCGGGAAGCCCAACTGAAAACGGAGGAGGCGAGGGAGGAGGGGATAAAGGTGACTACAGCATTGGCAGGGGTTCAGGTAGAAGCCGCCAAGACCGCACTCGAAAAGCAGAAGAAGTGGGCCATCGCCGGCTTCAGTGAAGAACAGGAAGCGGATGCGAAGGTGCAGATCACCACACTCGAACACACGAAAAACGAGTACCCAAGCCTCGCAAAGATTGCTGGTGCAGCACAGAAAGAATTGAGGGGCGGTGAATTACAGGGTGAGAATATCCGCTTGATGAGAGATATGACGGCCCTGTTCCGTGACGACAGCTCAATGACTGGAGAGAAACTGGCTACGCCCGAACAGCTCTCGAAATCGAACCTCAACGGACTCGCCGAGGAGGGTGGCGGGATCGTCGGTGAGGGGCTCCTCGACACATTGAAGGGAACCACCCTTGTAGCCAAGCTGGGTACTGTGTGGCACAACTTAGCCGAAAAGAATCGTCCATCCTTTGTCAAGTGGCTCAAAGAAGAATGGCCTGAAGGTCCGAAGAAGATGCGGTCGTTGGCGGCTTTAAGAAAGTCAGCAACGGAACGATTCTTTCATCGTCAGAGTATTTTTAAAGCGGGTAAACGCGCCTTGGGCCTCGGTGGGCTGACAACGCAGATGGAATACCATGCGGAAAGAAAATTCCTTCTCGGCCTGGCTGATCACATGGACGACCCCGGCTGGATAGAGAGAGGCGAACCGACCCTGGAGTTCACCCCAGATGTGATGAGGTCGTTGGATATGTCACCGCCATCCGAACGGGTGAGAAACTTGCCACCGGAGAGGTAGCTCTATGCCATTCGGGATGCCAACAGGCGGTGCGCTTTCAGGCATAAGGGGTCTGCAGCGTGGTGGGATAGGCGCAGAAGAGGAGCCCGGCTTTCTCCTCAGTCTCGCCCTGGCTCTCGACGCGCCCCGCAACTGGGCGTGGGGTGGCACAAGCAAGAAGCGAGCTACGGGCTGGGATCTCCTGCGGAAGATGGGCATCCGTGACAAGCCGGGCAAGTTCGACCCTGTGGATGTCCTCGCCTTCGGGCTTGAGGTTGCGGGCGATCCGCTGACCTATCTTGGTGGGTTGGGTGGGCTGACGAAGGCCGGCAAGCTCGCGTCTAGTCTCGGCAAATCGGTAGGATCCAGGGCGGCTTCCACGGCGGCTATAAAGACTGCTCTGGAGGGTGCTGAGAAGTTCAACATCAGGCAACTTCTGAAGGCTACGAAAGAGGTGGAGAAGGGTGGTGATCTTAAGAAGATAATGGGGGGGCTTGTAGACGCAGAGGGGAAGGCGGTCAAGCTCACGGCAGGCGAGGCCACACGCTTCGAGAGGGGCGTGACGGCGGTCAAGCGAGCCCATGAGGCCCAGGCCAGGACAAAGACTCTAAAGACGCAACTGAACGAACTGGGAGCGTCTGAGATACTCGCTAAGAGCTGGAAGGCAGCGGCTCAGATGGATCTTCCGCAACGGAAGCTGTTGTCGCTGACGATCCCGTTCACCGACATAGAAAAGGTGCTGATTAAGGGTGCGCCTGTCGTCGGTGCGATCCAGGCTACGGGGCAGGTTCTGGGCAAGTTCCCCCCCATCGCGGCAACGGGTCGTCTTATCTCGAACGCCTTCCAGCGTAGCGATGTTCTGCAGCCGTATATGCACGAGTACAAGCTCCAGGCGAGACAGATCCTGCGGGAGGGGGTCGAGAAGGAGACGGCCCTGGGTAAGGAGGCCGACGAGCTTTTCGGGTTAGAGCAGGCTCACCAGATCCAGGCGACAGAGAGGTACGCCCAGAAGGAGTACGGCAAGTCCGCTTCGGAGCTGACGGCAGAAGAGATACAGAAGAGATTCGATGACACGCTTCAGCGGTCCTATGTCACCGAAGCGGACTATACGAAGGAACAGTTCTTTGACGACATCCTGACGGGCAGGGAAGCCTATGGGATGGACCCCGTTATCCTCAAGAGGAAGAAAGAGCTTGAAGCGAATATAGTCGTTGAGGTTGAGAAGATACGGGGCGCGTCGAGGAAGAAGTGGGCCGACGAACTCTACCGGCGGCTGGTGGGTCAACGGACGCGCAACAAGGAGAGGTCAGCAATACTCAAGGAGAGGGGGAGGTCGCTGTCTACACTGAAGACCCCTGCGATTGTCCAAATAGAGAAGCGTCTCTCGCAACTCCAGGGCAGATTCAGTGAGCGGCTCGATAACCTTGCGGTATCTGCCAAGAAGGACATTGAGACAGAGGTCGATAAACTTCTGGGGCTTCGGAAGGAACTTGACGATGCGGAGTTCGGGCTTGCAAAACAGAAGGTGGATCGAGACACCTTCCAGTCCGCACTTGACGAGGCGGTCCCTGGTTACAGATCCGTACTCAACGAGAAGGGAACTGCGTTCAGTCGGTTTGAGAAGATCGCCGACGATGCCAAGTCGCTTGAGGATATCGCTGAGTCAAGAGGTCTGAGCGTCAAGGACTTGAGGGGGGAAGCCCAGGAGAACTTCAGGCAACTGAAGAAATCCAAGAGCAATGTCGAGAGATTGAAGGGCAATCTGAGTAAGGCCGAGGGCGATATAGAAGCTCAGATCGGGAGAATAGAAAAGAAGATGGGCGAGGACGGCGCGTGGTCCGTCCCAACCGATGTGACGGCGACCATCACCTTCGCCGGCTACGACACCTTCGGCTCTGGTTTTACCCCTGGCTTCTTAAGACCCCAGGTTCTTATCGAGAATGACCCTGCAGTCATCAAGCACCTCAAGAAGAAGTATGGAAAAGACATCAAGGCCCGAGACATTGTGAACGAGCGTAAGGCTCTAATCGAGGACATCAAGAAAGCGAAGAAGAACGACCCCAACCACATCTTCCACGCTTCACCTGAATGTCAGGCTTGTTCTCCAGCCGGCTTAAAAGCGCACAAAACCGGCCTGCGACCGCAGGACTACGAGACGGCAGAGGCAATCATCGACATCATAAAAGGCTCAGAGCCGCCCGTTGTGACGATTGAGAACCACTGGAACTATACGACCAGGACGGTGACGAAGGGGAAGCATAAGGGGTATCAGCCGACCACGGAGATCAAGAGGGCTCTGGAGGAGGCTGGCTATGAAGTCGATATTAAGAAGATCCAGGCAGCGGACTATGGGTCTCCGAGTACACGCGAACGCCTGATCCTTCGGGCGGTAAAGCAAGAGGATCTTATAGTCGGTGGCGTAAAGAAGTCCTTTGACGAAGTATACCCGCTTCCTCAACCGACCGGCCAGGGTGACTGGTGGTCGGCTATCGCCCCGTTTATGCACGAGGCGAAGGATACTAAATTCGCTTTGGCTGCAACCAAGGTGGGTAGTAAAAGATTAGAGACTGACATCAAGGATCTGATTGCGGCTGGCAAGCTCTCTGAGCCGACCATGGAGGCTCCCGTCATCTATATGGGGCGGGATGCCATAGAGAGGTTTCCGAAGGGACACCCAAGAGCTGGAGAGGTAAAGCGGAACAGGGGCGGTATCAGGAATGCCGGGACACCTGACAATCCCCAGGCTTCGCCGGCTCTTCTCAGGGGTAAAGCATCCGCAAGGGTCATCTTCCCTGACGGCCAGGGCGGTTATTACGCAAAAAGCCTCTCCCCCAGGCAGCTATCCGCTCTCATGGGATTTGGCGATGAGATGCCGATGGCTCTGCCCAAAGGCATAAGCTCAAAGGATGCAGCAGACATCTTGGGTAACGGGATGGCGGCAGCGACCACCAGAAATACTATCCAGCACCTTATCGAGCAGAGGATGGCTGCGGGGATTGTTCCCAAAATCGGAAAGAAGAGCAAGTTCCAGACTGCCGCCACCGAAGGGCAGCGGGAAAGTCTCAAGGCTCGATTCAGGCTCCGTGAGGCAGAGCTTAAGAAGAACCTCGAGGTCAAGAGGCTGGAGGGCGAGGTCGATAGGCTCCGTAACGAGTTGAGTCCAGACGACAAGATGCTCAGGCAGACAGCGGACGAGAACGCCCTCGCCGCCATCCCCGAGTTCAAGGAAATCAACGCCAATCCGCTCAAGGGAATTGACGAAACTCTTCCGAAGAAGGTGAAGGGTCGCCTCGCACAAAAACTCCAGAAGGCTGTCCATGATAATGACGGGATGATCCAGCGGCTGGACGAGAACCTGGCTGACAACGATGCGTATGTGTCCCTGCTCCGTCCTGAATCTCAAGCCCTTGTGAAGCACCTCGACCAGGAGGTTGGAGAGCTTCTTGCGCGTCGCGTGGCTGTGGGTGCGACCAAGGAAGGGACCGTCATGGCTGCTCGCCTGCAGTCGATCACGAAGAACTACGCAGAGCGTGTGCTGACCTCTGATGCCCGGAAGTATATTGCCGCTCGAAGGGCTACCGATGGCAAGGGTGGCACGATGCTTGACCAGTATCACCGCCACATGGGCAGGTACTCGAAGAGTGCTATGTCGGCGAAGACAGGCGGGGATATACCGAGGCTCGACAGGTGGAGGGAGGAGTTTACCAGTCAGGTGAACAAGTTCTTCGAGAAGCTCCCAGGCGACCGCCCAGCTCAGTGGTTCAACAAGGACTTCTCGGTCACCTATCCCGGCAAGTACATCGGAGACGAGCGCAGCGTACTCAACGCCACCTTCGTCACATCCCTGGTGAACGGCAAGGGCATCGTAAAGAAGATCCTCGAAAAGAACGCCCACGACTATGTGACCCTTGGCGACTTCTACATGGAGCATGGCATCCACCGTGTCACGGTCAAGGGCAAGGAGATCGTGCTGGGCGACAGCAAGGCCGCGAGAAAGGCCATGAAGGATGCGGGGCTGCTCGACAAGGGTATCCGCAACTCGCTTGCCGACGAGATACGGGGCGTGACCGTCAAGCTCGTGGACTCCGACGACCTGTCCCAGCTCGGCGAGATCTACGACAAGATGGTCCTGGGTCCGTTGCGCTGGTCCCTGACCCGTCCGTGGCTCCCGTTCCACCTTCGCAACTTCTCGACCAACATCTTCCTCAACTGGCTCGGCGGTGTCTCGAACCCGAAGTATTACAAGATGGCTGCAAGAGCTGTCTTTGAAAAAGACCCCAGTGAGTTAAAGAGGCTCACGGATATCGGTGTCCTCACGGGTGGCTGGTCCAGGGAGGCTGCGCGGGAACTCACCGAGCCGGGGCGAATCGACCTGTGGGCGAGGATGGAGAAGTGGTTCAAGAACAAATACCCCAAGGGCTCGAAGGCATGGAAGCAGTACACCAGCTTCGCCGAGGACATGGGCAGGGCGGCTCACTACTACGGGAAGAAGGCTGACGGCCTGACCGACTTCGAGGCTCTCGAGTCCGTCAACAAGTACCTGCTCGACTATTCGGACCTGACCAAGTTCGAGCGCCGTTACGGCAAGCGGATGTTCATGTTCTACAACTGGACCCGCAAGATGATCCCCATGCTGACGAAGGAGTTCATCAGCAACCCCAGCAAGATGGCGGCTCTCACCAGGGGATCGGTGCAGCCCAGCCTGCTCAGGCCGGAGGGTCTCCCTTCGTACATCAAGCAGTCCTTCGCCCTGCCATTGCCGTGGAAGGACAAGCAGGGACGAGAGCAGTTCATCACCACCTTCGGCTCTCCCATCGAGGAGTTCCGCAAGTTCGACGTTTCGCAGCGTGAGGGTGGGCTGGCCGGCATAGGCTCCGAGCTGGCGAGGACTATCATCGGGCAGATGACACCGCCGCTCAAGCAGGCTGCTGAGATCGCGGCTGGCAAGGACTTCTTCTACCGCAAGCCTATCCAGGAATCGGACAGGGTGAAGCAGATGTTCGGGCTTGAGAAGCTCCTGCCCGGCCTGCGTACCGATGTTCTCAAGAGCGGGAAGACGAGGCTTAGAGCGGACCCGGATATGCTCTACGCCCTGCGTCAGTCGCCGTTCTCCAGGGTCATCTCCACCCTGCAGAAGCTCGGCGACCCTGACCGTGACATTTCCGACAAGCTCTTCGCCACCCTGAGCGGCATCAACGTCGCGAGGTTCTACAAGGAGACGCAGGCTCCACGAAGCCTGGTCGATATGCTCAAGCGGAAGCTGAAGCTCGAGATCCCCGAAGGGATGGTCCGCAAGTTCGAGACGATCTACCCGACCGAGGCCGGCAAGAAGAACGCCGAGGTCATGCGGATGATGGATATTCTCCGTTCTGCGGAGAAGCGTCAGAGGTCGGTGTATCAGACTTCTGGTGGTAAGCTCTAGCTGCGGCAGGGGTGGCTATGACCAGGGTCAGGCCGTGACCGCAGTCTTCACAGGCGAACCGCCTCTCCTTGGGCGCTGGTTTCTCCTGCTCCTTGAGCAGCCCGTTGCACTTGCGGCAGAAGAGCCGTGGCTCAGGTGGCATCGAAGACAATCTCGAATACGCCCTCGGCGCTGAAGGCTACGGTTATGTCGCTGCCGTCAGTGGAGACGGGGCTGTTGAACTTGCACCAGGCTATGAGGGTGGAGGTGCTGGCTACTCCCGTGTCCTTGTAGATGAGAACACCCTCGGCGGTATGCCCGCTGGGTACGCTTGAGAAGGTCAGGTCGTTGGTAGCATCGAACTTCACCTTCTTGGCGCTCTGGAGGGCAGGGTCAGCGAGGGTCAGGGTGGGGTCCGTGAGCGAGCCGATCTCATAGCTTGAGGTGTCGTTGAGATAGTCGTGTCCATCGGGATCGATAGCGGCATCGTAGCCACCGCCGTCAGCGTCCGGGTCGCCCGTGAGCTGGGCCTTGATGGTGGAGCCGCCGGAGGCTTTCCACAGGACCACGCCCATGCCCAGGTCGATGAGCCCTTGGGAGAATACCTTCGCCGCCATATCAATCTCCTCCTGCAAAGTAGACGGGGGTGGAATCGGTCTGCGTCAGCTTCGCATCGGTGGACTCGGTCTGCACGAAGCTGGCAGTCGCCGGGTCCGTCTGCACGAAGAGCGCGTCGATGGTGTTTCGCTGCGTAGCCGTAGAGCGGAAGCGGCGAAGAGGCGCTCCACCGAAGTTGTAGATCGCCTGTACTCGTATCTTTTCAAAAGCCGTGGTTACGGGCATAGGTCTATACGATGATGAATGTGTCTGAGCTGGACGCTGACGAGGTGAAGGCCGGCGAAACCGTGAAGGTCTTCGTTGAGCCCGTGTACGCAGCGATGGCTCTGCCGCTATATTCAAGGTCGCCACTCGTGAAGAGGATCATGCGATCTGTATAGAACTCGTCAACGGTCGAGAGAGAGCCGGTCCCGACAATCGAGGTCGTGGTGCAGCCGCTGGTAACCGAGCCCTCCAGTATGGATGCCGAGCCCTTCTTGAGTGAGCTGACCGCATCGGTTCCTCCAGCGATCTGCATAATGTTGGCGGCAATAGGGCTTGCCCCCAGCACATCCGTGTCCACCAGGATGGCATCTATCTTGTCGTCAAGCGTGGTCCCGGTGTCCACCAGGATGGCATCCACGATGCCGTCGATGGTGTTGATCTTCCCGTCCAGCGTGGTGCCGGTGTCCGTCAGGATCGCAGCCACATTCGCATCAGCATTGGTTATGTTGGTCCAGGTGGAGGGTGAAATCGTCACGCCGCTGCTACTGCTCTTCCCACAGAGAGTCACGACATCTGCGGTGTTCTCAGCAGCCGTTATGGCGACCTTGTACATACCTGGCGCGTTGGTCGCATCGATCTCCGCTGGAGATGCAGCGATGGTTCCAATCACTCCGTCTTCGATTATCCTTAGTGCGTGGTTGCCTACATCGCCAGTCTTCGGGCCGTCCGCGTCCGTGGCGAAGTAGTGCATTGTCAGAGCTTGTGCGCGGATTGGCATTATCCGATTACCCCCATGCTTGGTCCTGGTATTGATGAACCGCCACCGCCTGAGCCGTGGATTGACGACAACATCGGATTGATGAGGATGCGGCGGGTTTGGTCGCCGGTCCATGTATCCACACCATTCCATGCTGAAGCATAGAATATATCTCCGCCGGGATAAGAACGCAGTCCATCGGCGTGTTTCACATTTATATATGAGCCTGCGATGGCGTTGCCTGTATTCTCGAACCCGATATGGTAAACCACCCCTGATTCTAGGAGGGCGATGGAATCGAAATAATACTCACGGCTGCTCAGGGCGGTAGCCCCAGAGTCTCCTTGGTCGGCATCGATGGTGGAGCTTACGATTTCTGCTCCGGCCTCGTTCCAGATGCCAACCTTGTAGGTTTCGCCAGTCCCGCCCACAGGCAAGCCGTTATACCTGAAGCCCTCGACATGAAGCTCAAGGTTTTCGGCTGCTGGAATCGCCATTCTCATTGCCCATCGCTTGCCGCTGGAGTTCATCGATGAGCTGTCGGTGACTGCTCCGGCGCTAAACATCCCGCCGATGTCGTAATCTTGGTTCGTGGTGACGGTGATGCTAGGCCAGTAGGTATTTTGGGGGGTCCAGGTTCCCCCACTCGCTGCCATTGCCAGCGGTAGCATAGTTGAGTAGACGCTTTTTGTTGCGAAGCGAAACAGGCCGTAATTAGACCCATCTATCGTGCCGGAGTCGTATTCCAGAACAGCCGCCAGCACGTCACCCCCGTTTACCGCCAGCGGCGTGTCAAAATCATGCGCCTGACGGCTGTCGGTTGTTACCTGGAACCCATCGGTTTCCGCCGAGCCTGAGCCTGCTACCACTCCATCGGGCTCCTCTGCACCGCTGGTTGTAACGCCTTGAATGTTCATCTTGAAATATGGCGAGGTGCCATAAAATGACTGAGCATAGCAAGCCATTCCGGTCAAATTGCAATCATCGGGAACCGTGAAGATGACCGCCTGCTTGTCGTCCGAACTGTTGATATATCCGCCATATACGCCCCAGCCATACTGGCTCCCAGGGTGAGTCTTCAGTTCGATACCCTGTAGTGCTGCTGTGTCGCTCACTTACGCGCCTTCTTGCCGAAGCTCGCCAGCCCGTCCTCGAGGGCGATAGAGCCCACGCCGAGTCCGACCAGCCAGGTCAGGGTCTCGATGTACTTGTCAACCTCGACATGGTCGGTGATGACGAGGACGGTCATCGCGACCAGGGCGATCCACACTATCGTATTTTTTCTTCCACCGAAGAAGCTGAATAGGTCGTTCATTTTTTGTTCCTTTTGATCTTCAGGATTACTGAGCCGGCAGCAAGCGCCGCAGCGATCCCTCCGAAGACTATGCCAGTACCAGGCGAGGTGGTTATGAAGGCTTCAGCGGCAACTCGCCCGGCTTCAACGGCAGGGATCACGCCATCGGTCTCTTCGACCAGCCAGCCCAACCCGCCGCAGCCTGAGAGAAGCGCCACGAGAAATAGAAAAGAGAGTTTCATACTACTCAATCCTCGTGTCGTTGGTGAAGCCACCCATCGTGAAAGTTACTTGGTCCTCATCTGCCGACATGGCGCTCGTAAATATTGCGTCAGTGTTTTCAGTTATCTGAATGGGTGCAGCAAAATTTATCACCGTAGGACCAGAGGCATCTTCTTGCCCTACCCAAGCCTCCAGCAGAAGTGTCCCGCCACCGCCTGCGTATAGCCTTGCTTTCACAGCGCCGCCTGCAACATTGCCAACATTATCGCTAGTAGCAATGAGGAAGGTTATGAAGTGGCTTCTGTCCGCCTCTGCAGCCTTTGTGCAGGTAACCTCGTCATCGTCTCCCGACGATGTATCAACCACCGTCCAGGTCGTGACATTGGCTGGGATCGACTGCTTCCCATCGCCTCTGAAATTATCTAAGTTCGCCATGATTTATCTCCTTATATGGTATGCAGAAATCTTAACGGCAAGGGAGATAAAAAAAAAGGACCGATCATTGCGACCGGCCCTCCCACACGCACGTTAGGAGACGAAACGAGTGTTCTCTATCAGAAAGGCACCTCTTCGTCATCGTCAGCGGTGTCCGTCTCCGCATCCCGTGGGTCAGGATACTGCTCCTCCTCCTCGACTTCAACCTCCTCTTCCTCGCCTTCAGGTTCGAGCAGGTACTGCTGCCAGTCAGGCTGCGGTTCACGGAACCGCCAGGTCTTCGTATCGCCGTCCCACCAGCCGTGACGCGCTTTGCACTCATCCTTCAGCTCGAAAGGTGTCTTGTACATAAACGGCTTGTCATCGAACTTCGAGGGATCGTCATCGTACTGCGGCTTCTTAGACGGCGCAGGAGCCTCTTTCTTGACCGTTCGCTTCGTCATGCGAGGCTCAGGGTCGGCCTCCTCCTGGGGCGCTCTACGAGGAGCAGGAGCCTTCTTAGCGGTGGTCTTCCCGTTCCCCATGGCGTGTTCGTCCTCCGCGTCACCAGTCGGGATGAGCAGCAGGGCCAGCAGCCCAGCCTTCTTCGCCAGGCTCAGGGCAATGAGCGGACCCTTGTCCGACTTGTCCATGCTCCTGCCGCTGAATATCCCGGTCACCTTGTCTTCGGGATCGTCCACGTTGACGAGTTGGATAGCGAGGTCCAGGTCAACACGCTGTCCGTCGAATTTGGTATCGACTACGCTGATTACAGGGCAGATCCCTGCGGCGGCTAGAGCGTCACCGACCTCCTTGCTGACTCGGTCGTGAGTTACAAAATCGAACTTGCCGAAAGAATTAAAGCCTTCCTTTTTCAGGAAGGGAACCTGCTCCCGAGCCTTCAAGATCCTCTTGTAGATATTGGTAGGTTTCTTGGCTGTACCTGCCATGACTAATCCTCCTTCGTAATAATAAATGTCGGGTCACCCTGCGTGACCGCGTCTCCTAACAGTTCAAACAATCGTTTCTCCTGTGCCTTCTTCGTCGTACCCTCCTTTGCCGCTTCACGATCAATGATGATCTTCAGCAGCTTGCGTAGTGGAATATTCGCCACTGACAGGAAGTCATCGAACTTGCACAGCTCACCCAGGCGGTCCATTGCCGCTGGGACATCTGCCAATCTCTTCGAGCCCTGTCGGGGCTTAAGTATATAACCGGGGATCTCCCCACCTTCCTTCATTATCTGCCTTGCCAGGTCCTCGACAGCCTTCACCTGCTTCTTGACGATCTTCGCCATGTCCAGGGCCTTCGCTATCTTTGCCGGCTCAACAGGCAGACCGGACTCGTACTCCACGGGCAACTGCTCAGTGACCTCGGCAGCAGCAGGGCAGACGGATATCGCGGGGCAGAACTGACAGGCAGCAGGAGAGGGGTTCAGGCTGGCACCCAACTCCTGGGCCTTCCTTACTGAGCCGGTGATCATCTGCATGAGCCTGACATAGTCCTGGACATCCCAACTCGCAGCATACTCGGTGCCGCCGAAGCCGACGCGGGGCTGGTAGATGAAGTAGTCCACCACCTTCACATCAGGGTGAGTCTGAAAAATCATGCAGGCATACGCTGCCGCTTGCATCAGGGTGGTGGTCTGACTCAGGCTCCCACGCCCGAACTTCCAGTCGATGCCAATGGCGTGGTCAGCGGTCTGGTTGATCGCCACCACATCCGCTGTGCCTGTTATCGCCTCGCCCAGGTTGGCCTCGAGGACCATGAAGCGTTCAGTCCAGACTCGATAGCCGTTGAGCTTTTCCCGAGCATACTTCATGCATCGGTTGAGCGTTTCCATCTGCTCTTCGGTCAGCTCCTGCGCGAGGTCGCTTGCGTAGTTCACCTGGTCAGGCGTGGGCAGCTTCAGGCCAGCCTCCATGAAGTTATGCATCGTGGTGCCTTCAGCAGCGTCTGAGCTTTCCTCAGTGGGTGGCGCCTTCTTGCTTTGAACATAGGAACCAGGGCAAAGCCTGATCCTACCTAGCGAGGAAGGCCCAAAGGGATCGTGCATCCTTTTCATCTCGTCTCCTAATAGGGGGTTGAAAATCAGTCTCAGGATCTTATCGTAGAAGGTTCGGACTTGACAAACAAATAACTACTATTTATCCTCCCTGCAGAAAGGAAATTGAATGAGCAGTTCCCCATATATGAAGTTCTGGGTTGGCGATTATCTCAGTAGCGCCAGGGTCATGTCCCTGACCCCGCTCGGCGAGCTTGCCTACTTCAGGTTGATACTCTGGTGCTGGCAGTCGGAGGGTGGCTTACCCAACAATGACACCAGTTTGGCTTCTTTATGTCGCCTTTCGGGCAAACAATGGGCAACAATTAGGAGCCAGATCTTGCCCCTCTTCGATGACCGGGATGGCTGTTTGTTCCACCTGAAGGTCGAGAAGCAACGCAAGGCGGCAGAAGCAGTTAGTCGCTCTCGGGCCGAAGCTGGCAGGCTTGGAGGACTTAGCAATTGCAAAGCAAAAGGACAAGCAAAAGGGGTAGCAAACAGAGATGCACCATCTCTAGAGCCATCTCTAGAGCTAGAGCCAGAAGAGAAAGATGATGTATACACAGGGATCGTAGCGATCTGGAACGAGCAGATCGTACCTGTCACAGGCACACCAAAGGTGCGTGGTTTGAACCCGGTTAGGAAGCAGAAATTGAGAAGGAGATTAGCTGAAGACAAGACCTTTATGAGTGAAGTGTTGAGTGAGGCTGGACGGGCCGGCGACTTCGTGCGGGAGGGTTCCTGGTTTACCTTCGATTGGATTCTCAACCCCACCAACCTCGCCAAGTTTTTAGAAGGTAACTACCGTGACCGTGATGAAGCGAATACCCAGGCGCGGTATCTGCGTTTAACTAAGGAGGAATGATCGATGATGGAGACGGAACAGGTAGAGGTGATGAAAAATCTAAACGAGCTGTGGCCGGGCGAGGTCAGCGACCTGCGGCTGCGGCTCTACTGCAAAGTTCTCTTTAACATTCCAGGCGGGTTCGTGATCGACGCGCTTGAGGAGTTGGCGGCAGAGGAGAAGATGAGACCCACCCCGAGGAAGGTCTACGCCATCGCCAAGCGGAAACTCGACAAGCTCACCTCGATGAGGGCGGTTTCCGAGGGCGACTGTCGGTGGTGCGATGGTTACGAGTTCCAGACGGTGGAGATCTGGATTATCCACACCAGCCTGCTTGAGCCTGGCATGGACATCGGCGAGGGCGACATGATCCCGAGCGGCGTACCAGGCATCAACATGATCAAGATCAGCAAGGTAGATGAATACCCGGACGCTGACCGCAGGGAAGAGCGGGTGTGGTGTCCTCACTGTTGCGCGACGAGCCACAACTTCTTCTTCTCAGGCTGGGACGCACAGTCTGCCTTGCGTAGTTATGACGGCTACTTCAAGCCGAAGAATGAATACGCAGAGCAGATCATCCATCGGATGAACTTCATCACGCCACCGCCTGTGCAGCCGAAGTTGAATTTTTCAGAATTTCTGGCTACCCTGCCAGAGGCAGAGCGAGTGCGGCTTGCGGAGATCATGCCGAAGCTCGCGGTTAACTAGTCCTCATTTCTTTTCGGAGCGGGTGTCGGCCTATACCGGCACCTGCTTTTTTACTTATGAAAACAATATGGTCTATCGAGCGCATCCCAATGACGCTCAACAAATACATTCGGTCTCATTGGGCTGTCCGCAAGAAAGAGGTGACGACCTGGAGGCTGCTGCTCAGGTCGCAGCACCAGGCTCCTGTGCTGGTGGAGGGCAAGGTCAAGCTCGTGATCAAGGTCTTCCGCTCTCGCCGGCAGGATCCCGACAACGCGGTAGGGTCCATGAAGCCGCTGATAGATGCGATCAACAGGGAGGGGTGGCTGGTGGACGACGACCTGGCCCACCTCGAGCTTCATGTAAGAGAGTTCAAATCGAAGAGAGTTGATGAACACACGGAGATAGAATGGGAACTTCTGAAGGAGAACGATTAAATGAGTTGGCATTATTCGCAGGAGTTGGAGGGGGCATTCTTGCCTCCGAGTATTTGCTCGGACATAGGGTTGTCTGCGCCGTCGAAAACGAGAGCTTCTGCCAGGAAGTCCTCCTGCAAAGACAGCGCGACGGACTCCTCCCCTGCTTCCCCATCTGGGACGATGCAAAAACCTTCGACGGAAAACCTTGGCGAGGGTACATCGACATCGTCAGCTCCGGTTTCCCATGTACTCCGTGGTCGTGTGCAGGTCTTCAGAGAGGGGCAGACGATGAGCGAGATCTTTGGGACGACACAATGCGAATCGTTCGCGAGGTTCGACCCAGAATCGTCCACCTTGAGAACGTACCCGGACTTGTTTCCGGTGGACATCTCGTCCCTATCCTCGAAGACCTTGCCGAAGCACGGTATGATGCGAGCTGGTGTGTGTTACCTGCTGCCTCGCCCCTGGTGGGCGGCAACCATATACGCAAGCGGTGGTGGTGCCGAGCGACCTTGGCTGGAGAGTGACGCAGAGGACAACCCCTGGCCGACACCGCGGGCTTGCGAAGGCAGCAACCCGCCAATGGGTAAAGAAAAGAAGCACCACGGATTGACCAAGGTCGTCAAGGACAACCCGTTCCCCACGCCGACGATGATGGACGGTCGCCGCAAGGGCAAAGCCTGCAGCTACGAGGAGTGGTTGAAGAGGTTCGAGGAACTGAAGAAGCGAGGGGTCAACCTGCACTACAATCTGAACGTCGCGGTGGACAGATTCCCCACGCCGACCGCTGGCGATAGCAAGGCGAGTGGAGCGGCAGGCTATTCGACTGCAAGTGGAAGACATTCAGGCACGACCCTGACGGACAAGGTCGTCCGGTCTGCGAACTCCGAGACACCGAGGGAGGAAGAGTCCTGGCCGACACCCGCCGCTACGGACGGGAAGGGGTCAGGGAAAACGGGTGAACCCCGGGACCGCTTGGACTATGCGGTCGAGCGCGGTGAAACCAAGACGAAGGTCTACGACAAGCCCCCGCCAGGTGGAGGGCAACTCAGCGCCGACTGGACCGACTGGCTTGTCGGCTTTCCTATCCTCTGGTCCTCCCCCGACCCGCTCCCTGTATCGGCAGTTCAGGAGTGGCTTGCCATCACCCTGCTCCACGACTGGTGGGCAGAGGAACCGCCGATCCCGAGGACCATAGAAAGAGGCGGCGACAAACATCGTTGCCGCCGCCTCAAGGGGATAGGTAACGCACAGGTTCCGCTATGTGCTGCGGTAGCCTATACGATACTGGAGATTCAGCAGGAAGCCTGATCTTCTTCCCGATCCAAAATCTGCCAGCAGGTCTGCGCACCGACAACCCCGCCCTGTGGCTGAAATGATCCACCAAGCAACCGCCAGGCAGCGAAGCAGACAAGGTCTTTTCTGCCAGCCTTACTGACATCGCCCAGGTCGCACTTGTCAATCTTCAGATAATCAAACTTGCCTTCTTCATTGCCCCCGCAGGAAAAGCCAGCCGGTTCGATGCCGTTTTTCATGTCCCGCTTCAGCTTCGCCTTCACCTTCAGGGCGATCTTCTTTGTGGGGCAGAATATTCGCATGATACCGTCCCACCCGTTGTCATGCTGCCCTACTGACACTGTCCAAATAATCATCGTCCGTCTCCTAAAAAAGTGTTGTGAACTCTATAAGCGTAATGCCCTCGTAGACAAAAAAGTAAACCTACAAAATCGAGAAAATAAAAAATAGTTCAGCAGGAAGCCTCCGGCGCGTAGCCGAAGCCGTCGAAGGTTTCCTCAAGCGCGTCGCGCTGATCCTCCACCTCGATGATGGAGTACCGCTCGAAGACCGAGTCCGACTGGTGACCGCTGATCGACTTCGATGTCTGCCTGTCTACTCCCTGCCTCCGCAGGTTGGTGACAGCCGATACTCGCAGGTCGTGCATCCGCAACCCAGGCACATTCTCAGCCTTCGTGGCGGTTGACCAGGAGCGCCTGCCATCGTCCTTCGACAGTTGCTTCCCGTCACGATGGAAGACCCACGGAGAGACGACCTTCAGCTCCGATCTCTGTTGCAGGATGATCTCCAGCAGGGGTCCGACCAGGGGCAGGGTCAGGGCTCTACCGTTCTTGGTGGTGGACCAGGTGACCATCTTCTCCTCAAGGTTGACCATGTCCCAAGTGAGTTGGCGAAGCTCACCCTGCCGCCTGCCGCTGAAGTAAGAGAACAGGACCAGGTTCTTCTGCCAGCCGTCAAGGTGGGAGCAGATCTTCTTGACCGTCTCCAGCGAGGCGTACTTGCCGGTGTCGGCATTCTCCACCTTCAGCATCGGAACATGGGGCAGTCTCGAGATTTTTCCCCGCTTCTTAGCGTGACGCAGGGCTCCCCTGATATCGCCGAGAACCTGGTTGACCGTGGCCGGCGAGAGCCCCTTGTCTAGCAACTCGTCCTGGAAGGTTTCGAGAAGCTCTACGGACAGGTCGTTTACCTTGCACTCCCCGAGCCGTGGGATGCTGTAGTTCTTCAGCCGTCCTGCTACCGCCTGGGTGCTGGCTTTCCGCTCCCGCTCGTAGTAGTCGTGGAAGGCTGACAGGATGGTCCTGAGCTTATAGTTCTTCTCGCCAGGCACGAACTTCTTCTTCGCGACCTCCAGCTCGGCCTCCTTCAGCAGGACTTCAGCCTTCGCCTCGCTCCTGGTCTTCGCTGACTCTCTGATCCGCTTGCCTGCCTCATCGAGGTATTCGATATGGTAGGTGCTGCCGCGCTTAAATACTCTGCTCATTGTTTTGTCTCCAAATTAGGGGTAATAAGTATCGACGGCTTGCGAGATCGTCGCACACAGGCGAACCTCGCAAGCCTATTTTCAGTTCCAGCCGGTGAATCGGGCCTTCAGGTACTCCCGCAGCAGGAGCAGCCACATCTTGATCGTTCTCAAGCGAACCCCCTGTCCCTGTTCAGCAGGTCGTCCTCAAGCCTGCGCTCCCTGTCGGGGCGGCGCTCCTCGTGGCGCTCCAGCATGGAGTCGTGGGCCTTCTGCTCCCCATCGATAGCGTCCAGGTCCACCTCGTATTCCTCGTCTTCGACATCAGCGCCTGCCTCGATCAACTTCAGAGCAGCCTCGAAGGTCTTGCACCGCCGGACTTGGTTCCAGCAGCCATCCCACTTGAGCAGCACCCAGCCGCCAAGCCCAGTACCCTCGCGGATCCTGTAGCGTTGGCCGTCCGGGTCGGTGACCTCCCAGGAATCGCCGGGGTCGAAGTAGTCCTCCGTAACATTCTTGATCGTCAGTTTCATTCTTTCGTCTCCTTCTGCATATACAGGTAGCGGTCGATGTATGCGACCATTGTGTCCGCAGCGGTGGACTTGTCCTCGAACCCGCCCTGATACTGGACCTCGTTCCACTCGTTCTCGACCACCGCCCAGAGGTCGCCGCCGTCGAAGTACCAGTCGCCCCCGCCGCCACAAGCGCCCAACTCACGATAGGCGTTGGGAGCCTGGGCGATCATGGTATCGGTTATTTGGACGACCCTGCACTGAAACTTGTCAGCGACAGCTTGGCGCTCAGGGGGCATTCTTACTTCCTCGTCCAGCAGGTGGGAGTCCTCGTCGAACTCTCCCTTGTCGTTGCGATAGTCGCCCTCAATTATCTCTGCATAAAGGTCGAGCGTGGCTTCGGTGCCGATCTTCTTTATGTAGAGCTTCGCCAACTTGGCGCAGTTTTCGTCCGTGTACTTTGCAGCCATCATTCCGTCTCCTTTACTTCACCTCGTATGTAATAAATGATTCGTAGACCTCGTCCTCAATGCAAGAACGAGCTTTAGCTTCGCTGTCGAATGGCCCCCACTCGCCGGTCCCGAAGAACATGACCTCGAAGGGCTCGAAGTCTTCGTGTTCCTCCATCCTCTTCTCGTCTCCAGGGTAGAGCTTCGGCTCCCTGTTGAACTTGATGAGGGTGCAGCCGTTCTCATCCTCGACAAAGGTGCATTTGAAGTCTTCGGAGATCTTCTTCAGGGTTTCGGCCTTGCTGGCCTTCGCTCCCTGTTCCAACTGCAGCGAGGTCAGGGGGTGGCGGGTGGTCCGATGGCTGCTCACCAGGTAGCGGACGATCCACTCAAAGTCCTCGTCGTTCTTGTGAGCCTCAAGGAATTTCTGCAACCCCTTGAGAGCCTCTTCTGCCTCCTCCCTGGTTGCGTACCATTCGACGCTGCTCCACATAGCATTCTCTTCCCCGCTGGTTAGCGAGGTCCAGCAGCGGAACGGGTTCATCAGGTCCACCCTGAACCCGTAGATCTCCGATGGGCAGTCCAACTCAACTACGCGCAATTTGATCTTAGTTTCGGTCATCGTTCGTCTCCTTACATTGCCGCCCAAAAAACAAAAATATGCTCACCTTCAGGAGTCGAGAAGCCCAGGGCTGGCCCCCACTTCTCGCAGTCGTCACGCTCCCAGAGTTCGTCAAGAAACTTGTAGCGTTCTTCTTTGCTGAACTCGACCCAACCCTCGGGACACTCAACTTCCTTGAAGCCCTCGGTGGTCGAGATCGTGCCGTTGTAAATGTCGTGGCCCTCGTTGTAAACGGCACTTTCTACCGCCTTGTCATACGCCTCTTTTATAGAGTCGCCGTCACACGATACGGCGCTGTTAGTGGCTCCCATCATTCGTCTCCTAAAACGGATCGCACCTTGTTCCAGTATCTGACAGTAGCCTGCTTGCGATCACCAGCAGGTCCACCGTTATGGATCCGAGCTACGCGCTCGACATCTGACAATGTTCCAACGCCAGCCTGGAGCCTACGCAAGGAAGATCTTGCGTACCGCTCCATGTACCGGCATACAACCTGCTCCGACAATTCCTTGTCACGCAGGCATTCTGAATAGTTGCGACCAGGGACAGCTCCATCGGTCCAGTAGATCTTCCAGATCTGGTAGGGTCCGATTGCCCTGCCCCTGTCGCCTGTGGCCCCCCTGCCCTCGTCAGGGGAGCCTCCGGTTTCGACCTGCCGTATTGCGTCGAGGGTTTGCTGCCAGGTGTAGGTGGCAGGCAGGCAGGTGATGGTGGTGAGTAGTAGTAGGGTCTTCATTACGGCGCACTCGCAGAAGAGATGGAGTGCAGGGCGTTGACTGTCTTGGTAAAGGCAGTTGCAGCTCCACCGCTTGCGTAATAGTGCTGCCCAGGTTCGATGAACCTTCCCAGCACGAGATTAAGAACGCGCTCGGCAGGAGTTCCCATCGTGCTGTAGAGATGGGCGGTCACCCGGTAGAGCGCATCGCCGAGGTCGTCAACTTCGATCCTCAAGTCCACCTGGATCTGTATTTCTCCACCCTCATTCATATCGATGAGAGAAGAGATCAGGTCAGGGCTATTTACCCTGAAACTGCAACCATCATTCAGGTCATGTCGGCGGTATCCGTGATTCTCGATCAGTTCGAGAACCTCGTTCCGCTTCGCATCAATCAGAGAATTAGTCTTCATCGTTTCGTCTCCTAAAAAGTTAACTAAGCTCAATTACATCGCCGTACTTGGTGATGAACTCCCAGCAGGAAACCATCCCCGAGACGATCTCGCCGCCCCCTGAATGAGAAAACATCTTCTGAAACTCGGCCTTCACCTCTTCCCGCCAGGCGAGGAACCCTTCCCTGTTCAGATCCTTCGCTGCCCTTCCTGACGCTGGGCAGGTCCGCTTGCAACCCGCTCTCTCTTTCGCCTCTCTCGAATAGGCGGTGTAGTAGGGGTGGCAGTCCATGTAGCGGAGAGCAATAGGCTCCCCTTGTACGATGAGCAGCCAGGCTTTCCCTGCTCCCCTGTATCCGATCTTGGATCGAAGGTCATCAGTCTTCATCTCTCGTCTCCTAACAAAAGTAAAAGGGTAAACATCAACTCCTGATATCTTAGTCGCTACAGACAGGCAGTCAATA